CGCCATTTTTCAGTGTGAACTCAACCACCTTGTTTACAGTTCTAATATCAGACAACACCTGCATGATTGGCCCACGACCAAAGGTTTCCCCTGGCTGAACATGCCATCTAAATACAATTAGTCGCTTAGATGCGAATGACTGATCAAACAGTACGCTTTTCGTCTTCTCATGGATAATAAATTGATGATAATTACGCTGCTTAGGGTTGAACAGTACGCCATTAAGAATATCAATCTCTGTTTCTGGCTTCTTATCAGCTATGTTTTGCAGCTCATGCGGAAGAACAGACTCAGGCCATAACCGTTTAATTTGACCGGCTTCTATCTTCTGTTGTCGCCATGAAGATTCAATGATTCCTCTCACCGGGGTTTCTGGATACAGCTCGGACAACGGAACATTAGTGAATCGCAACACATCTGAATCAGTGAATTCACCCTCTTCAACCATGATTGCGCCCGTACCGATGCCTAAATCAGTTAATGCTGGCGTGATCTCAGTCGAGAAATTAGAGTGATTGATATGACTAAAAAATATCTTTGTCGCATCCTCTAACTGTTTTTCTATGCTGTCTTTTTCTTGCTCGGGTATCTCATCACCAGGGGAGTATTCAATCCACTCCTGCCATGACGGAACCATTGAAGCTTGAATGCGATTAGCGAATTGCTGTAACCCAATAACAGCGGTTGAATCGAATATATGCCGGTTCTTGCGCTGTCCAGTTGAGTGCATTCTGAAGTTTTCACGGCTCGGTGCTGCATAGTCAAAGGCTTCTTGATGCAGTGATCGCCATAAATTGTACTTAGTCTTTGCAGACTTAAACCGCTTCACCAATGTTTCAACGGTTCCAAACTCGATAGGTATAGCCATATCAGCCGCCCAGGGTATCAGTGCCAGTTGGTGATGTAGCCGTTAGCAATGATCTACCTGCACCTTTGCCTTGTGCAATGGCTTTACGCTTTGCCACTTCATCTTCTGAGACAGCGAGCCTTTTATCTTCTTTCTGCTGTTGGAATGCGATCTGTCGTTTCTGCTCTTGTGCTGCGTCCCTTGCTTTCTTGCTCTTGCCTGATCGAAACTCCCCAAATCTTGCGCCACTGCCAACATCTAATTTAGTCATCTTCACACGCCTTCATTAATTTATATAACTGCCAAGGCGTCCAAGTCCAAAAGGATTTAACGCCAATATGAGCCTTCACTACTTCCACACAATTAAACCAACAAAAGCCGCCTCTGTATAGATTCATAGCTGTTTTAGTTGAGAAATTCACTATTTTTAGTTTATTTCCCTCTTTTATTGTCATTTCTTCGTATATTTCAACAATTGTGCAAGAGCTTGCGGGGTCTATCTTTATCCAAAGATCATCTTTTTTTATAGCAATGTAGCAATGCCTAAACCCTGGCTGTAAATATTTCATTAGCCAATGCGAGCTGTCGCTATCCTCAAATACTACTACGCCTTCAGTCGAATACATTGAAGCTTGCCATTGCCACGGCTGGCCTTGAGAACTCCGATGAATCACGCCTCACTGCCGCCCTACCTTCACCGCCTGCCATCAATCCGTACTCTCCCGCCTCACATACATGGCTATATTTATTCTTATCTGGTTCGTCTTTGTAGCGCTCATCACCTGCAACCTGAACACGCTTATAACAGAACCCACCGCTTAAACCTTTTCGCCACATCCTGGCCTTTGGGCTTATCATAAATGCTGGCTTGCCATCCATGCAAAGGCGCTTCATAGGGTTGATTATTGATGATCGTCTTATTAATGGGTCATTGGTGTGGGTTGGTTGTACGTTTAGCCCATGCTTCCATAACACTTTGAACGGGGTCATCTCTGTAGCTTGCCCTTTCTGGTCGCCAGACGGGTCACCTCCACCAGTTTTAAACGTGAAGCCCGGATAATGCTGATCAATGTATAGCTTTAGCTCAGGAGCAAATACAGCCGCGCTCATGTCCTCAGTGACAAACTCATCAAATCCAACATAGCGACCAATGCCCGGTATGAACTGAAGAAATCCACATGCAGGCGTTCTACCGAAATCAACACCTAATATGATTGGAAGCTTGGGATCCGGTATGTATTCCTCTGCCATACAGTGAACAGAGTCCACATATTCAGGATAGACCGGCTTACCATCCTTAACGAATCCATACTCATTACAGAGATTGACGTTAATCCAGTCTTGCGCCTTACCTTGCTGCCCGTTCTCGTAGTAGCCATCGGGCAAATTGGTGCGGTTCTCAGCTAGTGGGTTTATTTCGTACACCTCACCAACCTTAATCAAACCCCCTGGTTGTCTATGGAAATTCCAGCCTATAGGGTGATCCTCTTCAGCTAAGCGGTAATACCAGCTATCATCATCGGGTGCATTGGTGTCACCTATCATCCCATGCCACGTGCAGTTAACATTGCCTGCTGCCATTGATGGATAACGGCCATGCCTCAAGTCAGCCATATCAACTACTGATTTGTTAAGCTCTTTGACCTCATTCAACCAAAAGCCAGTTGTTTGCATACCTCGAAGTTTCTTTACCGCATCCGGTCTGTCCAGTGCGATAAATACCATCTCGGCTTTTACTGTGGTGCCATCATCAAGGTCAAAGTCTAGTCTCTGCGTAGGGGGCTCTAGGCCCCCGCCCGTATAGCGCCCGAGGTCACCGTACAGCTCTAGCCAGTCCTTTATAGTCGTTGTTGTTAGATCAGGAAATGTGTTTCTTACCGCAACCCATCGAGATGGTCTGATTTTCTCAGCGTTAGGGCGCTGACTACACATTGCAGAAAATACTTTTTGGCATGACTGGACAGTCTTACCTGAACCAAGCGGCCCCATGATTAGCTCTACTCGATCCCATGAGTTCATGTAATTAGATAGAATCTTGCCTTGGGGCTTTGTTATGTATTCAATCGTCGGCATTGTTATCTGCCGTTTCTTCCTTCTTCCCTGACAAATCTATTGTTCTTACGAGTATACGGGAATCTAGTTCACCACTTACCTCAACTGCTTTTAACTTAGGCTGCACGTATTGCGCTATTTTATCCCATGAATCAATGACAGTTTTGCGAGCATCAAGCATATCTTCTGGCTTTTGCCCTTCCTTATCATCAATCAACTCTTGCATCTTAATAGCGTTACCAACCATTTTAATGATTGGGTCAAAGTCCTTGCCGTACATATCTTTTAGGCGAGTTAGCAGGAACTCCTTGTTTTTATTGGATCTTCCTATTGGCCTAGTCATACTTTAAGGGCAACAGGTTGTTTTTTAGTAAATAATATCATGGCGGTATCCTCTCGGGCGCTGTTATTGTTTAAGCTCGTCTTAATTCCTTCTTGCTCGGCTCCCAACGCTCTAAGCCGCACTTATCAAGTACTCGGTTCGTGCCGTTGAAGTGTGCCATCATGCGTATTGTCAGCTCTAGCTTTTCGATTCTCGCTTCTAAAGCGTCTGTTTTGTTCTGTGCCTTTTTTGGCTTATCAGTGGACGATGATTGATCTTCTGCCATCTCTGAATTCCCTCCGTTGTTTCTCGGCTAGCTCTACTTTAGTTTGTATAAAGTAAGCATCTGTTTTTTCTATTGCTTGCTGAATTATGAATTTACGCATATCAAGGAAGCTTTGCATACCACAACCGGCTTTGGCAAATACATGAGCTAATGCAAACAGGCAATCAACACCTTCATTGATGTTATCACTTGATAGCTGCACTATTGCGTCATCCACCAGTATATCAAAATTATTTACGGCGTCCATCTTACCCTCCTGCCTGAGTTTTCATTCACTGTATCATCGACTGCTGCTATGTCATCACTGACCGTAACGGCTGGCGTGCCGAGCTTTGGCTGCATGTCTGCTGTGTCTGCAAGTATTGTCGAGTTTTTAAATAACTCAGCATCTTGCGCAACTGTTAGCGGCCCCGACCCTGTAGTGACCAAGAATATCTTATCCCTCCAAACAATATCTATACCGCCCCCGCCGCTTGTTGGCTCGTTAACCGGATATGCTTCATCACTTCGATATATTCTTATATTATCGGTTTGATGTACCGCTGTTGTTGTAGTGTTGTCCCAATACATATCCAAAACTGTAACATCAATTCTCAGGTTTGCCGCATCCACTGCTGATACGCCGCCAAAGAAGTTCCTAATGCCATCCTCTAAAGTGAGGTTATATTTCCACCAAGCATACCAATTCGATGCTGCAAAGTTGGTTGCAACGATTAGATCAACCTCGTCATTCACATAATCGGCTGTGAAGTCTGTAATTGTTGACCCATCAACGCCATAGCCGGTATAAACCGTGTCTTCTACTGGCGTATCTAGGAATGTAGTTGTACCGTCAGTCGTGGCTACGCCTACCATTGTTATTTCTAAACGATCATCCTCTACCCACGTTAAACGTATTGTATCGCCTGCCGTAAAGTCTGTTCCATCAGTCCAGTTATGACTATAGCCGCTGGTTGTCACTGCGTTATCTATCTCTGTTGCTGTGGTGACGTTGTAAAGCCTTGCTCTACCTGCTGTTAGGTTTGGTGCGGATACTTGGGCCACAGTTGCCGGTGTGAAGTAAGTCCCATCGTCAGATTGAAAACGTGAAAAGTCAGGATGTGGTGTTGATCCATCATTCTTAACAACCCTTACGCCTTTATCTGTTGAGCTTTGAGCGCCCTGTGTTAATCCTAGCAGCGTGTCAAAACTTGAGCCAAGCTCCTTGACCATTTCCGGCCAGTTAAACGGGTCTTTACCCTGGTATGTCGCGTCTTGAGCTAGATTGTAGTTTATCTCTCTTAAAATATTCTCGCCGGTTGATGGTGTAGCATTGTCAGTTACCGTGATCGCAAAGTTTTTGCCGTTCCAACTTACCGGGCTGGCACCATGATCAGTAATCACAATCGTTAACGCTGGATCGCCGGTTGATGCGCTGATTGCTACAGGCTCCATTGCTACTAGGTAAAGCGTTGGCTCCAATGTTGATAGTCCGTAAATGTCCGGTACATCTGCAAACTCTTCTCGATACCCATTAACTTGATATTTCAGGACTAAATGCCCTGTGAAATCAAAGTTACCATGCCCTGCATCACCAAACATCTTGATTATTTCATCAAAAGATCCTGTGGCTCTGGCATCTGTTGTGCCTGAACCGTCAACTTGCTGATACTCACCTGTGTCGCCTGTAGCCGTTCCAATT